TGTATCAACACTTTATTTCAAGGATGTTTAATGGATATGGTGGACAAGCCACCGGTCAGCCGAAAGGAGTTCCCTCTCAGGCGCAAAGTTAGCAAAGAAGACAACGTGAGGAGGAGGTCGGTAGACCACAGCCGAGTTATACTTGGTAGAAGTCACCCGGCCATTCTTCATGTCCTCTGCCAATGCCAACAAGTGTCGGATCGGATTCTCCTTCCCATCTGTCTGGACCACCTGGCGACTCACATCGAAGACCACTATCGGCCATTCTGGGCCCGGATGTTCCGACCAAATATGAGCCAAGTCGGCTTTCTTGCCCTGACCGAGAACCACTGCATTCTTCGTCAAGGCCAGATAAGTCGAAAGGAAACTCTTCCCCTTCGCTCCTTCCTCGTCGTACCACCACTGGATCTTCCTCGCATCGGCGGGCTCGTTTAGCGAGTCCAACAAACGCTGCTGCCAAGGCTTCCAAACAACACCTTCGTAGCGAGCTTCCATCGCAGTCTTGGCAATCTGATTGTCACGAGAAACAATTCTTGATTTAATAAACGAACTGTATCTAGCACAAGTCTCAAAAGAGTGAGAGCAGAGATCATCATAAGATTCACCGCGATCGATAGCTTCTTTAACAGAGTCGATATCAGTCCTCGCACCTTTCCTTCCCATATGTTTCATCTGTCCAAGTTCGAAGAAGTTCCCCTCTTTCTTGCAATAGTCAGATGCCTCTTTCGAAGTACCACGAGCAGCTTCAAAGTGCATCCTGGACCATGGCCCTTCCCAACCTTGAATCGTAGTAAACTTGGTTTGCTTCGAGAGCTGAAAGTAGATTTGGAGATGTGGTGTACCATTCTCACCAACTTCATGTCCAACAATGATGTAAGACAACTTAGAATTAGGAGTTCTCAAAAAAGCAACGTCCTCGGGAGAGTAGTTGTTCAAAGTAGCGCAATAGGCAAGCGTGGGCATTCACCTTGTGGATGACCAAGCACTGACGTCACAGTATATATAGACAATTTTCGCCCAAAATAGATTACAGCACATTTGATTTGATTTGATTTGTGAAATTAATTTATCAACTCACCCCCCCTATACAAACAAGAGACACATTGAGGGTAAGGTTATAATGGCGTGAGTCTACACCCCCGGCATCATTAAAAAAAACCGTTCGTCCGGCCGTCAGGCCGGACCTCGCCGCCGGCGCCGTCCGTCGCCGTATCCGAGTCGAGTACCCAGGTTGGGGCCCAGTATTACCCCAACCTGGGTACCGGGTACCGAGAGTCTATATAAGACTTCTCTTTATTGGAATTATCATCGTATGCAAGATGCCATACAAACGGAGGAAACTCTATCGTCGGAAGAGTCGTCGTGGGAGGCTTTTTCGGAAGATGAAGAAAGCGATGTTCAACTCTCGAGTGAAGAAAGCGATTATGAAGACAGCGGAGACGAAGAGATATTTACACGGAGACGAAAATCTTCAGCTTTACCACAATACAGGAGTCACGGGTGGGACTTTCGTCCGCCCGGTTCTATTCAATCCATGGCGGTTCATCACGCAGGGTACAACGGAGAACAATAGGATTGGTGATGAGATCTATCCCCGTGGTATGTCTATGCGATTGTGGATGGCAAACAAATTGGATCGGCCTAATATTCTGTATCGAGTCATTGTATGTATTTTACCTCGCATGTATAATGCAAGTGTAGTTTCATCTGGATCTATCGATATTGGATCGGCTATGAACACTGGAGTGAACGGGTGTTATTTAACACTACCTGTAGATACAACGAAAGGAATTAAGGTTCTATATGATAAAGTCTTTAGAAATGAGATAGGGTTTTCATGGAACAACACTAATAATAGTGGAAAAGAATGTCATTTGTTTAAAAAATTCTGGATTAAGCGCAAACGTGCTAACAAGATTAAGTATGCTCGCGCAACTGGAGAAGTGGAGAACAAGTTCTTAGCAGTGTATGTGATTCCCTATGATTCGTATGGAACACTTACAACGGACAACATTGCTTCATGTGGATTTGTATCAACACTTTATTTCAAGGATGTTTAATGGATATGGTGGACAAGCCACCGGTCAGCCGAAAGGAGTTCCCTCTCAGGCGCAAAGTTAGCAAAGAAGACAACGTGAGGAGGAGGTCGG